TAAACTGTTTTCATATACTTATCGAAGTTCTTGACAAGACCAATCTCTCGATCATAGGCTTCGATTTCCCAAGGCAACTCCCAATAGGTGTCATCATTGACAAGGTATTCCTTGCCCATCCAGATGCCGATATCATATTGAACAACCCTACCGTCATGATATACCTTGACACCCGACGACAAGCGCAGCTCGTTTCTGGCCATTTGCTTGATATGGACAATCTCATGGGCTATAACCTGGAGCTGGCGCTCCTTCGGAATCTTGGAGTTTATCTGCAACTCGAAAATGCGCGGATTGCGCTCGACTTCATCCATGTTCGCGGCATAGCCATATGCTTCTATATCATCATCGAATTCGACATCAATGGAGATATTTCGAGCCAGGCGCTTGCCCAGAAGACGCTCCGCAAACCAGGTAACTGCTACTTCGACCTCTTCATCGGTCATAGCAGGATTTTTACCATCAACGAAGATATCCATTCTATTTCCTACAAGTCAGCGATATCGCCGGCCACATCATCGATCTGGATCAATTCATTGATCTTGGACCGAAGCTCGGCTCGCTGTGTCGCTATACGAGCATTATCGGTGGGACTCAACTCTCCCGCGACCTCATCCAGGTCAATGAGCGCATTGACCATATCATCAATTCTGTCCTTAGTCGTAACCATTTTTAACCTCTCTGTCTCTCATACTAGATATAATGCCTTTGAGGGGTGATTTCAAGTGGTCGAGCCATGTTATTTTTGCATAGCACCTATGCAGCATTGTGAAAGGTCGAACTAAACTCCTCGTTGATATCCTTAGATATTACAACCTTTCGTAGAACAAATGCGGGCGTATAGCCGGCAAACGCTCCACCTTGCTCCAGGAACTCTTCATATTTCTCTGCGTCAACATCGAACCAGAAGGTATCAATCTCTTGTCCGGTCGCTGCCTCGATCACTGAATAGATGACCTCCGCGTCCCGATAGTCGAAATATGTGTTATATCTCTTTTTCATGTCATACTACCTTTAGTTGTTTGAACTTATTGGTATTTGCCGGAAGTTGTGGTTGACCTGAGTCGGATATGTCTGTCTGTGCACCGCCCTCCACATCATAAAGGCGCATTTTGGATCGATCAATACCTACCACAAATCGTTTATAGAGTGCTGGATCACCATACCGGTTCTTCAACTGCTTGACCATGATCTGGTTAAGTTTTTGAAGCTCCTCTGTATTTATAAGAGCAAACATGAAATCTGCGGTAGCTGGCAGACCAAATGACTCGCTCGTATCCGTCAGTTCCACATCAGAGGAACTGAAACCAGTCCGTGTTGTCTGGGTGGCTGTGAAGACCGGTATCTCGGACTCGACAGCCATGCCTCGGAGTTCCTCTGCAATCGACTTGATGAACGCATAGGAATTGACAGTAGCACCAGGCTTGATCCTGGATGAAATGCAGATATTGATATAGTCCACAAAAATGATATCTGGCTTGAAGGATTTCTTCAGAGCCAGTTCATTCAACAGGGCCTTGAAATGGAGAGTACCCGCGCCCGCTGTTGGATATTCCTTGATGATAAGCTTACCGCCCGTCTTGTCGCGAATCGCAGATGATTTCTTATCATATATGTGCTTGGGCATATCCATTAGATCCGCCATGGCTATATTCATTAGATTGGCATCAACCCTCTTTGCAACCTCCTCCTCTGATAGTTCAAGGGTTATATAGAGGACGTTCTTGCCCTGTACCAGATGGTTTGCAGCCACATGGCACATAAACAGGGATTTGCCGACACCGGTACCAGCCAATGCGACATTCAGGGTTTTCTTGGGTATACCACCATTCGTTATCTTGTTGAAATATTCCAGATCAAATGGCATTCGGTCCAGAATCCGATGGTAATAATCAAACTGTGCATCAGAATTCTCAAGGTAATCAAGGCCCACATTAGGATCGAAGGACACGGATAGAGCGTCCTTAAGGAGTTCTGGTATTGCTCCCTTTGTGAGTGAACCACCCTTATCGTTCATGATATCAATCGATTTCATGATGGCATGGTAGATGGCCTTATCCTGACAGAATTGCTCGGTTGTATCGATTAACCAATCCAGGGTGGTATCGGTGGTATCTTTTCGGAACGCATCAATATCACACCGAATGGCATCGATCTGATCCTGTCTTAGTCCCTTAAGTGAATCTACTTCAATATATAATGCATCGAATGATGGTAGTGTGTTATATTTTAGGATGAAGTTTCTGATTTCTGTAAACACAATTCGGTCTTCATCAACCGAGAAATACTCGTCCTTTATGAATGGTAGAGTTTTTCTAGCATAGGCTTCATTCTTCAACAAATTCCGTAATATTGTCTTCTCTATCATGCGGGTCTCCCGAGTCCGATTCTATCGTTTCAAGGATCAGTCTATTCAATATCAATCCAAGGATCTCATTGAACCTCTCATCCTTATGGAGGACAGTTTCGACATGATTTCCCATCTCAATAATATCATAGGAAAATACGATATTGGCCGTGTCATCATCATTTTCTTTGATGGACACGGTATCATATCTAAATATAACACCTTTATAGGGAGAAAGCAAGAGTTCAATTGGTAATGTGGTCTCTTTTTCATCCCTATCAACGATTCTAAAGTCCTCTCCGATAATCATTCATCTACCTCCTTTTCGTTGATGTCCATTACGTTGGTTTTTCCATATAGGAATTCCTGTTGACAAGCCTCATCAATTTTGTCCAGCACTTCCTTGGTAAAATATCTCTCAGGTTCCCGTTCGATCTTGGATGCAAAGACGGTAGTTTCTGGATTGATCTCGACCTTGGTTGATACCTTCTTCCAGATACCAAACTTGATTGCAAGATCCAGCAGGCCATAATACTTGTCGATGCCTGTACCATAATCAAGGAGTGTCTGCACCTTCTTGTTTTCGATGGTCATTCGAGACTTCTTGAGGGTTGCTGTTACGATAGCACCCGTCACGGAAGTATCAGCACCTGTCCCTTCCTTATTTTTCGACTTCGCAAAGAAGACAATGCCTGATGCTGCATATTCAAGACCTGCACCACCACCCATTTTCTTGATAGGAAAATATGATCCGATCACATCATAAACATGGTTGGTAATCAGACACGCGACATTAGCCTTGCCAAGTTTGAGGGTTAGAACACGAAATGCACCACGAATCAATTGGGCCCGTGTCATGTCGCGAGTATCCTTACCCTCAGAGATATCATCAACCTCTTTCTGTGTGGAGAGATTGCCCAGCGAATCAAGGACAAAGAACATGGGTTGTCTTTTGCTCTCGGGTGTTTCCAAATATTTATTGAGGATTTTGATAGCCTGTGTCCGAAATTCCTGTATCGTCGCAACAGGTAGGATGGCAATTCGCTTCACATCAACACCTCGGTCGACCATCATCGTTCTGGAGATTGCTGATTCCGACTCGAAATAGAAAACAAATCCCTTGGGATTGTCTTCCAGAAAGTGTTTGACTGCTTGGATGGCATAGAATGTCTTACCGGTAGAAGTTTCACCCGCGTAGGCATAAACCTTATTGCCTGGTAGACCCTTGTAGATGCTGCCCGATAGGAGTGCGTTTAGTGAATAGGATCCAGTGTCGACCCAGGATGTAACATCACCTGCTTGAATACCTTCATCAACTATAGCACCATAGTCATTATCAGCGATTTCTAATAGCTCATTGAAATCCATTTCGGCCGCAGCCGATTCTTTTGCTTTTCCCATAAGAATCTCCTTTGTGGGTTATATGCGAGTAATATCATGCTCTTCTGTAATGGGTCCTATTTGGACCTCAATTGCGATCATGTCCTCAGATCCTGTGTTTAGAACCTTATGAACTTCACCTTTACGAATCGTGAAAGTATCTCCCGCCACGATATGCATCTTTGTTAGTAGGTCTGGATATCCAGTCTCAAGCACACCTTCGCCTGTAATAATATTCCAAGTCTCGGTTCGATGATTATGAAACTGCCGAGAGATGGCCTTATCTTTATTTATTAGAAGTTTCTTTACCTTAAATGACCCAGGCTCATGATGAAGGACCCACCACTTGCCCCAATCTGTCGACCGGAAGTCTGCATTATCTCCGCCATTATCATACTTTGCCATCAGGTTCCACCGATGGATGACAACTAGACACAGTTTGGGATGCAGGACATGCATGATTGACACATACGAAATTGTTCCCCAACATTCCTCCACAGATAATACAACCTGTACCAGTATAGGAAGTCGTCGCAAACTCTGGAACGAAGGCTACACCATTCTCACCGTCTTTTAATCCTCGCTGATATCCATTATACCAGCCATCATCATAACCCCTGTCATATTTCTTTCCCATTAGATCCACTCCGGTTTGTTGCGTTTTGTCCATTTATGAAGGTGTGCTTTACCTACCCTGTAATAGTTCCTATATGATTGAACCACATCGCCTTCCACAATATATTCGGTTGGCATTGCGGGTGTGGCTGCGACAAGAACATGTGCTGTTATGTTCATGGGTGTGGCCCGAAGAACTTTCACAAGTTTGCTCGACTCATGTACCTTACCATAGCGAATAGTGTATTCCGATAGCAAAGCGACGAAGTGATCATATAGCCAACGATAGTTGTTATTGGATGCACGACACCATACGGCTGATGGATGGTTTGAATGAGTTGCCTTGTATAGGAGACTTTCACGATTATCAGGCAGAACCCATCGCTTGATTCTACGGTTGTTGGCGCTTAGTTCTATTGCCTCTTTACCATCCAGAACCCGATG